TTCAGCATACGCAGAACCTTGAATGTAATAACTCTCGTTATACTCATCTTTACGTTCTTTAGTTGATGTTTTGAAATCTATAATAGACGGCACACCTTTGTAATCTGCAATACAATCCACTCTGCCTGCTACCTTATATTTGTCACTATACAATCCCGCTTCTTGAGCATAAATGTTGTCTATGTAAGATAATGCATTATCTCGCAATTCGCTGAATAGGCAATATGGTAAGAAATGTTTCTTGTGGTTCTCCCACTCTAACGGAGAATTGAACTGCATGTTGTTTAGATAGTCCTCACACATATGATGAACTTTAGTACCACGATTTGCAGCTGTTCTTGATATGTGATTAGCAACATCATTACCTACACGTTTACGCCATTCTGCCAGTCCTTTCTTGTTACGGACTGATAGAACAGTTGTAATTGATGGGTACTTGTTGCCCTCTGGGGTTTTGTAAAGACGTACTCCGTCTTGGTTTGTTGCGGTTATAGGTTGCAACTCAACTGGTTCATGATTATACATAATATTATATTGCCCTCATTCTCTCCACTAGTCTATCTGCTCGGTTGGTTACTTGGCGATACCAAGCACTGTCAACCATCTCGTCAGCAGCTGCATTCCAATCTCTTGCATCCACTCCACGTTTCATTCCTTTGAATTTACTCAAACGAGTGCGCCCCATATTAAACATCATGTTTGCAATTATCTGTTGAGCTTCTTCTGGTAAATCATAAAAATCTAGATACAAAGTAATGCAATCTATTAGTACTGTTTCGCAATCTGCCTCAAAGGCTTCTGCAACTCTGGATTCCAAGACGGCTGAGCCAACTGGACGATTGTATTCGGGATCGCTTTCTAATATTAAATGACCAATGCCAAAAGTAGGATACCCAAGATGGTCATTATATATTTCATACTTTACACCTTCATCAATTTCTAGTTGCTTCCTAAGTTCATCTAAATTCATTTTTTTCTCCACCTCACTAGTTTTTTACATTCTTCAAAAAGTAGGGTTCTGCACACATAGATAGTCCAACCCCATATTACCATTACTACACAAGTTGATACCCAAAAAAATATTCCCATTATTCACTTCCGAATCCAAGTCTTATTTTATTGATAAGATAGTTACGAACAAAACCTGATCGAACTATATCGCCAATAGTAAATTCTACACAATTAAATTCTTCCATCTCATCTAGTATTCTGAAGAAATCGTGTAGTCCGTTTTTTTCATTTTGTTTCTGTAAATCTGTTTGGTCAAAGTCACCACAGAATACAATTTTTGAGTCTTGTCCAACTCTGGTTGTAATAGTATCCAGCTCATGGAAATTCATATTCTGACATTCATCTACTATAACAATTGCATTGTCCATTGTCAACCCCCTTAGAAAAGAAGTTGATAAAAAGTGCAATGAACCCTGCCCCTTCAACCTATCGTATAGATTGTTGAATGCTTGTTCGTTAGGTTGTTCAAATATAAACTGCACCATGTTTTGATATGGTATTTGATATAGTGCAGACTTATCATCTTCATCGCCCGGCAAGAACCCAATCTCTCTCGTTGGTATAAGCGAACGAACCAATACAACTCTTTCGTATGGTGTCTTTAAATTCATCACATCTTGCAATGCGAGATACATTGCACAGAATGTTTTACCTGTACCAGCCGCACCATAGAGAAATTGATTTTGACCTTTTTTCCAAGATTCAAAAACAACTTTCTGATTGTCTGTGATAGGTTTTATTGTTACAAGATTACTTGCATTTATTTCTTTATTTTTCTTTTTAGTACTTGCCATTTTTACATCCTAATTAAAGTAAGGTGAGGGGAGCCGACAATCGTTGCATGTTTGGCAAGAGGGTATCGACCCCCCTCTGGTGCATAGGCGGAGGGACTTCCAAGCTTCCAAAACGCCGTGCGTCAGTACTGAAGTATGATTTCTCGCCCGCACCATTATTATTTATATTTTTCCATCCTGTCAAGAACACCATGTTTTTTGAGAACTTCTCTTGTTTTAATTTCTTTAATTGATTTAGTTGATCCCCCATATCTGTCTGCAAGAGGCGTGCCGGGATTTGAATGTGCAATTTGTTCTAACCTTTCATTCATACCACCATCAATCTTTTTAGCTGTTGCAGTAATATGATCACCAACAAAAGCAATCAAACTTGGCCTCTGAATTATATGAGGATTATCTAACTTGTACTGATCAAGCTCAGAAATTTTCATAAATTCCTCAAATTCTTCTTCAGTTTTTTCGTTGTAAAAATTATACGTTGGCATTAAAGTCAAACTCCAATTGACCCGACTGATCAGGTAGTTGTTTTTTCAAATAATTAACTTCTTCATTCAACTCTTTTATTCGAATGTATGCATTATATAATTGTTTTTGTTGAGTTGCAATTTCTTGTTCCATAGCAGAAATGTTTGTCATGAAATGATTCATTATTTCTCCGTTAAGTTAAAGAAAGGGATGTATGATTATCACTAAACCACTTTGGTATTGCTCTGTTTTTCCATTTTGCAAAGTCTGATTTCTTTACTATGTAGTAGGTTTGATATGCTGACACCGTATCATCAGTTTTACAATCATCAGGCATACATTGTGGTGGATCACTAAACTCATTGTGAGGAATGTTTGTTGGCAAATCCTTGAGAAAATTTATGTAGCCTTCACACGCATGTTCTCTGCCATATCGATGTGTATATTCTTTAAGTAAATTAATCCACAGAGAATATAACCATTTGTAATTTGTTTTAGATTCCCGAACCCATAGGTTTGAAGGGTGATTGATATGTGATGCTTTCATTAGATTGTCTTCCATTACTTTGTCTTCTAATTTCCAGCGTTTAATCTTTCTACCGTTCTTGGTTAGACCATAATATTGAGTACCATCAAGTACACGATGAGCTGTTGACATAAGCTGAGCATACTCAATCACCATTTTACAAACGTGTTTATCACAATGCATCTTGGATGCAATCTTAGGATCACGATCTACATAAAATATATTCATTTGGTTCTCTTTTTATCATTCAATAGTAACATTTTACCAAGCTTCTCATCAATTGTCAAGACCCTTTCAGTCTCAATCATATCAATAATTAAAGAAGTAATACCTACTTCTTTACTAAGCTCACCAATTTTTCGCTCCAACTTTATAAGAGTTTCTTTATAGTAATCTATCTCTTGTTGTTTGCGAAGCCTTTGCTCAATTAAATCTGATAAGGATATTATATTATCAGACATATTTATTTTTCCCAACGATAAAAAATATGATCTTGTATTTCTACAGTTTTTGTTTTTGTTTTTGCCCAAGCAGGATTGACATAATCGGCGTGATAGTGCGTAGCACCATCAGTGATATCTAAGTACAACAACTTATTACTTAATATTGCATCTGCAAAATCTAACATTTTTGCATAAGTTTTTTTATTTCTTGGTTTATCACTTTTACCATCACAATACCAACTAAATTGACATTTGTGTTTAATGGGAAATAAAATTTTAGGGTCTTTCCATGATGGTCGAGTCGGGCCTTGTTTCACCACTCCACATATAGTATTAGGAAACCTTGAGTCATTAACTCTGTTCATCACAACAGTAGTCACCGCAAGTTCACCAGCAGTACCCTGACCCCTTGCTTCGTGATACATGTTGAGTGCAAGACATTCTACCGATTTAGACTTTACATCTTCTGGTAAAGGTTGAGCAACTGCACCAACAACACCAAACATTGTGCCAACCACTAGTTGTTCAATTCCATTCATTATATTAAAGACCCTTTTTATTATACTTAGTTTTCAATTCCATCTCTGCGAGGTCATCAACCATTTGCAGGGCCTGGCATCTGATGGTAAACAGCGTGGTCATCTACCATAAACTCATCAGTCCAGTTGAAAGCTTCCTTTACAACATTTGCTGACAAACCCTTATACATTTGATGGAGTATACCATCTTTTGCAGCTACAAGAACGTCTGCTTCAGATTCGTGCAAACCTTCAAGCATTTGAACAAACATTGTTTCTCTCTTCCTCTGAGATAAATCACCATTACCACCCTTAATATAATGATATAGTTTTCTAGACTCATACGCAAGAATGCTATGTTCAGTGCCTTCTGGTGCTTCGTTTCGTCTGAAAGGAACTTCACCTTCTGGTAATGCCCATTTGATTTTGGGATCAAATGAAGACTTAATAACCATTCTTAATGCTGGGCTATCATGCTCTTTTAACAGAGCGATCTTGTTTTGTTTTGTTTTTGCTTTGGACACCTTGTCCAAAATTTCTGATATTAATAAATCCATTCTAAAATTCTCCTATAGATTCAGTTAGAGTTTTTAACCTCGTTTTAATAAAATAGTTCAGTAGTTTACTACGATCATT